GCCAACATCTCCAGCGCATCCGGAATCCGTTTGAGCGAAATGGCCATGGATGTCTGCACGTCAAACCGCCTCGCCAGCGGCTCAAGATGACCATCCAGAACGGACGGCGCGTCGCTGTGATCGTTCATGACGCCAACCAATCCTGCGTCATGCGCTCGTTCGCGACCGTGTTGAGTAGTGTCGCGTACGCACGGTTGCCGACGTACCACCGGATGCTTGTCGCGCTGTTGCGGCCGTTCAGGTCGTGGCGGACTAGGCGCGCGTGGCGCTTACCGGCCGGGGTGAAGTCAGCGCTGGCCTGGATCACGATAGGCGCGATGGCTTTCATTGCGGCAAATGCTTCGATAGCGCGCTCTTGATCGGTCATTGTCTCGGCCTTCCCTTGCTGATGCCTTTGTATGCACCCATACCTATCAGGCGTCAACCCCCATTATGTCCGGCATGAAGCTCAGCATCACGTCAGTCATCCCCGAGAGCGGCGTGGCCGTAAGCATCAGGCTTCCGTTGGTCGTGGCCGTGCGCAACAGCAGCTCCGTCCAGATGTCTTGCGGCGGCTCCTCATCACACCAGCCCAGGTCACGCTCCGTACCCTGCCAGCCCTTGCGCCCCTGATCGTAGCTGCGGAACTGGATGATGCTCTCGCCGCCGCTGACGTGCCTGATGCGGGCGAAATCCACATGCCCAGGCACGCCGCCGTAGGGCGCAATGTGGATGATGTCGGCTTTCGGGATCAGGCCGGTTCCCCAAGCGCCCTCGCCGCCCAGCAGCTTCTTGACGATGATGTCCCGCGTGGTCGAGTTGGTGTCGCCGCCACACAGGCAGTTGATGGGTCGATCCCACTTGCGGCCAGGCCACCACGGAGCAATCTCGTCGTATCGGCCAGTAAGGTGAAGTGTAGTCTCGTATCCCCCGATAGCGTCAGTTTTCCCGACCCTGTTGGCTGCGACAACCGCGCGCTCTCTATGGTGCAAGCCGGCCGCGAAGAACGAGATATGCTTAGGATATAGCTCCCGCCTAAGCGGTCCCTCGGTGGGATAGAACTCCCAAATCCGGCCCATCTCGGCCAGGGTTTGGCGGGCTTCCGCCAGTATCGCCGCCCTCTGCTCCAAGGGCAGCGACGAGAGCGAGGAGAGCAGCTCTGGAGTCAATGCCGAGGTCTCCCTTTTGCTCTACGGCTACGGTCTGGGCAGGCGTGCCGAATGCACGGTTCAGAAGCTTCTCGGCAGCGGGGATGCTGGCCTTGGGGTCGTCGCAGCGCATCCAGTGGGCGAGGCGGTTTACGGCCTCGACGCTCACGTCCTGGGCAGCCCTGATGACCTCCAGCTCGATCTTTGGCCGGCCGCCTGGGTTGCCGGATTTGCCCTTCTCGAACTTCACCTCACGTTTCCTGTTTTGAGGTTAGCGCGGAACCTTGACGGAACCAGTCATGTGACCGCACACCCCGCCAGGCACATGGACCGACTTGCCGCTGTTCCCAGGCGCGGAGCCTGAGCGCGCGAGCTCCTGGTGTTGGCTGATCGGACCCTTGCGGCCTATGCCTTTGTTGTACTGGCCGGGGTTATGCATTGGCTTCGTCACCAGCCGGGTGGATGTCGGCGGGGAGCGGCGAGGTCTCGTCAGTGGGCAGCTCGGCCGCCGGTTCGGCGTCAATAGGGCCGAGGCCGATCACGCCGGGAGCGGCTGGCTGAGCCTGCGCGGCCTCAAGGCGACCGACGCGATCAGACAGGGCCTGGAAATCGGAAGCCAGCACGTAGCGTTGGGGTTGGACGGCCACGGGCTCGCCACCCTTGTCGCCGTCGTCCACGTGCTCATCGGGGGAGCCAAGCTCATCGCGCATCGCCCGTGTCTCGTCGTCTGCGCCGCCATGGGCCTCAAGCCGGTCTATGATGCGGTGGAGGAAGGATCTGTCCACGGTCAGGCTCCAGACGAAAGGTTGCAACGTTTGGCTGATCGTATCATCAACGCGCGAGAGGTCCAAGGGCTTCAAGATGGCGGGCTTGCGGGCTGGCTAGCCTTCGCCTTGTAGACGCCCCAACGCCGATCCGTCTTGCGCTTCCTTGGGCGAGGAGGCTTGGGCTTGTTGTCATCCTTCGCATTGCAGCGCTTCTTGACGAGCGCCAGCGTGGTTACGTCGCGATCCTCCAGATGACGGATCACGATCTTGAAGGCGGTCTGATGGTGAATGCCCAGCGCCTTGCCGACCTTGGGCCACGACGCGCCGGCTAAGCGCAGCCTGATCATGTGCTCGATGTCGGTAGTGGGAAGCCGCATGGTTTGGTCATCCGCACGCAAGCCGAAGAACGGCGGGTGTTTCTTTCGCAGGCGCGCTTGCTCGGATTCGAAGAAGATGGGGTGTGTGCTGGTCATGTCACTCTCCCCTCAAAGACTTCGGCGATGGCTTGGCCGAGGATTTGCGCGATTTGCGGGACAGCAAGGTAATCAATCGCTTTGCGCAGCTTTTCTGGGTCATCTTTCATGTGACCAAGAACGTGATTGCACCCTCGGCATAGCAAGCCCCTAACCCGCCCGGTCTCGTGGCAGTGGTCAACATGAAATACTTTGTGCGGCTGATCTTCTGCTATGGCCCCACATATTGCGCACTGCCCGCCCTGCCCAACCAGCATTGATTCGTAATCAGCAGAGGTCACTCCGTATTTTCGTATAAGGTGCCTTTCACGCGTTTCCCCTTTTACCTTTTGATAGCGGCGGGTTTCGTAATCAGGCTGGAGTTTTCTCCATGCTTTTGTTGCTGATTTTGAGCAGGTCCGACATCTGGTTTTTGGGACCATTCTTGAGCGGTCAATGTAAAATTCCGCCACGGGAAGCGTTGATTGGCAACCATTACAAAATTTCATTTCCATCAGGGGAGCCCTCCTTTTTCAAAGGTTTCCCGGATTGCCCACCCGAGGATTTCGGCAATCTGGGGCACGATCGCGTTGCCGAGGCCATGCAGGCGGTCCACCCGAGCGGGTATCCCATGAGCCACTCGACCCACGTCGGGTTCAGACTGCCACCAGACTGCGCCGCCAGGTCTGGGCCTTTGTTGCGCGCCACCTCTCGAGCCGCCCCCTCCGGGGATCGCAGACCCTTGGCCCCGTCGCTTGCCTTGGGCGACGGCCACATCTGAACTGCACTCTGCAGATTCACCCCCCCCTGAAGATTTGGCCCCGAACCCGCGCCCGTGGCCGAGTTTGCACGAGGCCTCGGCCACAGTGGCGCCAGAAAGTCGCGCGGCGGTCGCCCGCCTGAGCGCATCGCCCGCGCCTTCGTGTTGCTCGCCTCTGGCGTAGGCAATAATCCAGATGCGATCCCGCCTGTGAGGGGCGCCAACGGTGAGAGCCGGGATGCAGTCCCACCAAGCATCATACCCGAGCGCGGCCAAGTCTCCGAGAACTCGTCCGAGACCCCTAGACAAGAGAGCTGGCACGTTCTCCACGACGACGACGCGGGGTCGAAGCTCGCAAACGAGCCTGGCATAGTGGGACCATAGTCCCGATCTCGCTCCGTCAATTCCGGCTCCCTTTCCGGCGTAGCTGAGGTCTTGGCATGGAAATCCTCCGCAGAGGGCGTCAACGGTAATTCCATCTGCGGACAGTCTTTCAGCGGTGAGCGTGATGATGTCGTCATAGCAGGGAACGTTCGGCCAATGATGGTTCAGGAGGTGGCGACATGCTGGCGAAACCTCGCAGAAAGCGGCGGTGTGGTGACCGGCCGCCTCTAGGCCAAGCGCAAAGCCGCCGATACCGCTGAACAGGTCGAGGAACCTCAAAGGATAACTCGATACCGCACGCCGATGCGCTGAACCTCTCCGCGCCGAACCAGATGCGCCAGCGTGCCCACGACAGCGTGGAGAGGAGCCTTGCCCGACCTCCTGATGCCAACCTCCGCGTGAACCTGCTCTGCGGTGTAGAGGACGCGCTCAGGATCGTCGCTCATCCGGTTGGGCTTGTGGCAGAGAAAGCGGATGACACGTCTGGTCATTTCCTCATCAATGTTGTCGAAGACGGTCATGGGTTATTGACCCCGGTCAGCGTCATCGAGTAGCCCCCCCCGAAGCGGTTCCACAGCCAGAGGTCGCGGGCCTCGGCCTCCGGGTCACGGTCTGCGCCATAGCGCCAGGCTAAGCGGCGCTCGTTTTTAGAGGCCCAATAGCCAGCGGGAAGCGTGTTATGCGCGTTGCATGGCGCGGCATCCACAAAGTGAGAAAGGTCGGTGTATGGAGCCGGGAGAACGGCTATCGGGCCACGCTGGGTCAAAACGGAATCTCGTCGTCAAGAGTGGCGGAATCCAGTTCGGTGAAACCTGATCTTACGGGGATCGGGTTTTCATGCCAACCGCATGACGCCATAACGTGGAACCGATGCCCGGGAAGTTCATGCGATAATCGCGCCGCCTCTTGCATAGCGTCCCACTTGCTCTTGTGAACCTTGCTCGGATATCCCCGGCCAATGGCATAAACAAAGAAGCCGGGAATATCTTTAACGTTGGTGCTTTTCTGGCTCATGACATCCTCACCAGTTCTTGCACTTCCTTCAGGAGTGCGGGTTTATCCAAGCCCGGTATGATCTGCTCACATATCAAATCTACCGCGCCGTCGAAGAAGACTTGAAACGCCCCCTGATCCATGGAGGCGAACGATATGCTGGCGGGCGCGGCGTAGGACCTGCCCAGGCCGAGCGGCATGTAATCGACGTGGCCGAGTTGGACCTTGAGCCACGACAGTAGGGCGTTCTCCGAGACACCCTCGCAGTTTTCGCAGACCTTGCGAAGGAGAGCAAACAGGAGCCGGTGCATGGGCAATGAGCGCGGCTGGCGCACATCCACCATGACCGGTTTTTTTGTGCCCAGCTTGGCGAGGTCGTCTTCCGCCAGTTGATCGGCGGGGACGAGCGATAGGCCCTTGCGGTACATGAGGATGGAGATGGCCATCAGACAGGCCGCCGATCTTCGCGCACCGTCACGCCGGGGATGCCCGAGCGCTTGCCGGATCGCACGGCGTCTTCCGCCAGCTTCTGCGCGACGGGACGAAAGGCCTCCGGGTTCTCGCCGTAGAAGTGGCGCAGGGCCAACGTCAGGTCGGTGATTTCCGGCTCGTAGTAGGTGCGGAGCGTCACCGCGCGCGAGCCGCCGAAAGCGCCGGCCGTCGTGTTGCCGATCTTCGCAGCGGCTCGGCCCGCAGCCTTCGCGTCCGTCACGACGGCTTCGGCGGCCTCTTGCGCGGCAAGGTCGTCAGGGCGGGCGTCACGCAGAGCCTGGGCGGCTTCAGCGGCCTTCGTGGCCGCCGCCTCATTGGCGAGGCGAAGGCGTTCTGCGCGCTCGTCGTCTAGGCGCTTCAGGAATGGGGCAAGCGCCGACTTGCACGCGGCCTTGGCCTTCGTGCTAAGCCCCTTCATGGTTTTTGTGTCGGCCGTCAGGGGATTGTAGCGGCCCTGGATTTCCTTGACCTTCTCATCCAGGGGGCGCTTTTCCTTGTCGCGCTCATCCTCCGCTACCGCCTCGGCCTTGCGCAGCTCGTCAAGCAAGAACGAAACCTTGTCGGCCTGCTCCTGGGTTTCGATGGGCGTGCCGTCTGCCCAGTTCTTGGCCTCCATATAGAGGCTTTCGATATGGAGCTTGATCGCCTCAAATGGCGTCGGCTCCGGGCCGCCGTTATGGCCCAGGCCAGCCATGGCTTCAGACATCGCCGTCGCCCCCAAACGGGTTTTCCTCGGCAGCGCGCGCATCCGGCTTTGATTTATCGCGCTTGGCGATCTCCGCGCGCAGCGTCTTCACGAGGTCGCGAAGCCGGCCAAGGGCGGCCTCGTCCATCATGTCGCCCCACTTGCGCCAGTTGGAGTTCCAGGCGTCAGTGAGCGTGCTGGCCTCAACGGCGCAGGAGCGGAGATGCGCCTCGGCCTTCTTCTCGGCTGAGATCACTTCCGGCGTGTGCGCATCCGCGTCGTTGTCGCCCTCGGTCGGAATGCAGAACTGCTGCATCGCCATGTACTTGTAGGCCGCGCTCATGGCCTTGTTGGTGGCCTTGTCAGCCGTGTCCATCGCCTCGCCGAACATGCGGGCGGTGACGATTGATCCGTCCTCGGCGCACGTAAGCTGAAACTCCATGTCTACCGTGACGTAGGCCATGCGCCCGCCCGACTTACTCTGCGCCTCCACACATTCTCGGCTTAGGCAACGCGGGGTGATGACCAGGCGGTGACGAGCGAGGATCGGCGCGAGAGCGTTGTACACGTCGTCAATGCCACGAAACTTGTAGCCCTGCTGCGTGTTGGCCCGACCCTTGGCGATGCCCTCTTGGGAGATGTCGAGCATGACGGAAGCGATGGCGGTGTAGACCTGGGCGACCTCGCTCATTCCTCACCCTTCCATGCGTAGGTTTCGGCGCTGAGAAGGTCGGCCATGCGGGCGTTGAGCGCAGCCACCTCTCTGCGAGCGGTCGTAAGCCGGTGAGCCTCGTCGCGTATGACGTAAGCTCTCCCCTTGCCGAGGTGCTCGCAGTAGGCAATCAGAAGCTGTTCCGCTGCCGTGCGGGCCGCCAGATAGGCCCGGTAAATTTCAAGCTCGTCCATGTCCTAGCCTTCCCTGCTATGACGTGAATGTATCAGGAAACGTTTTACGGTCAATCGGTTTGTGAGGGAGATTTCAGCTCGTCCGGCATGCAGCTAAAATGAAACCATGCCTCATCCCATCCCTCGCCCTAGGGGATTTTAATCGCAGGGTAACCAAAGCCGTGCGTTGCCCCATCGCACCCACAGATGGAGTACCAATGCTCTACCGGTCCGCCCTTCTTGGGCTGCTCAATGGGCCTGTTGGAGTTCATGCCCCATCCACCGCCCTCAACACCCCCACCACGACCCACTTCGCGAGCTGCGGGGCTGCGGGCTTCGTGTGGTCGAGGCCGGTGATCGCCAGCCGCGTCAGGGCGTTTTTCAGCGCATCCGTCGCGTAGGTTCCGGTGTGCTCGGCTTGGCTGTCGACTAGCGCGATGGCGGCGTCGATTGAACCCGTCCAGTCAGGCAGATCTAGCGCATAGCAGATGTCGAGCAATGGCATCACTTCCGGCTCCAGACGCTCGCCGGTCGCAGAATCAAAGACGGCGTCCGGTTCGCGGCCAGGGACCGTGACGCGACCATTTGGTCCCTCGACGTTCCAATAGTTGCGCTTTGACTTCCATGCGGAGTAGTAGCCCAGCGCTAGGCCGATTTCGGCGTTCATCGCGCCGCTCGCCCCGCTACTCGCCTCCAGCCGGGCGATGAGGGAGGGGAGGTCACGCGTCTCAGTCATGGTCGGCGGCCTCCCTGCTGGCGGTCTCGCGTGCGTCTGCGAAGAACGCGCGAGCACGTCCAAGCGTCTTCAGTGCCTTGCAGCAGCCATCCCACGCATCCTCGACCGCCTGTCCGGCGACTAGGAAGCTGTTGGCGTGCGACTCGGGCCGCTGAGCTATGTCGTATGCGACATCGTGGCCGACGCCCTTGAGAGCGCTGGCTGCCGTCATGAGGTCGCCCATGGCGCGGTTTGCCCAGGCCGAGCCGTTCAGCGCTTTGTCTTCCGGCGTTTCAGTCATGGGGCGTCTCCTTGAGGGCGGCGTCGATCATGGCGTGATAGGCGCTGGCAAGGCCGCACCACGCCTTTGGGACCGGAGCGTTCTCATAGGCATCTGCCGCAGCATACGCGGCATCGACCATCTCCTTGTTTGGCTCGCGCATTGCTTGGATGGCGGCGCGCGCCCGGCGAGAATACTCCCTCCAGCACTCCATGACATCTTCGTCGTCCGCATCTGCCATGGCTTTCGCCACCCGCTCCACCATGCCTTCGGGGTTGCCGTCTCGCTCATTTCGCTAAGCCCTTTGCTCTGCAGGGGTGGGGGAGATTGCCATAAGGTCCACGCCGTTCCGCCATCGGCCCTGCTCATCGAGCA